GAGTGATTGTAGACAATGTGGAGAAGAGTTATTTTACCCTGCTGTAGTAGACTCAGATGACAAGGTAGTATCTGTTGATACCACCCATGCAAAGTGCAGTAATGATGGGTGTCATCTAAGTCAAGAGTTTATAGATACAGTTAAAGTAATGGCTATTAATTATTAGGAGATATCATGAATATATTTTATCTACATTCAAATCCAAAGACTTGTGCATCTATGCACTGTGATAAACACGTAGTAAAAATGATATTGGAAACGGCACAGATGCTTTCGACAGCACACCATGAATTAGATGGTGAGAATGCAATAGAGGGTTTATATAAATCTACACATAAGAATCACCCATCAAATGTGTGGATACGAAACTGTGTTTTTAATTATCAATGGGCTTGGCTACTATTATTTAATTTACTTAATGAGTATGGTAAAAGGTATGGTAAAGTTCATGCAACACAAAGATTAAGAGATCCATTGTCTCAATTTCCTGAGAATATATGTCGTGACTCTATACATACAGAGCCACCTCAATGTATGCCAGATGAATACAAGGTAGAAGGTGACAGCATACAAGCCTATCGTAATTATTATATGGGAGAGAAAGCATACTTTGCTAAATGGAATTACACAACACCACCTAATTGGTGGAAACCAGAGGAGATAGTAAATGGCTGATGAAGAAGTAGAAGTACAAGAACCTGATGAAAAAGATTTAAGAATCAAGGCTCTTGAAGAAGAACTTACACAACATAAGAAGTTATTTGATTTACATAGGGCTGTACTAGAACCTTATGCAAGTAAGATAATGAAAGACATGGTATCTAAATTAGAAATCAATATAAAGGAGAAATAATATGGCAGTTAAAAAGAAAAGAGCAAGAACCAAGAGGGGTACTTACAAGGCTGACAATCCTAAGACCCCGACTATTAATGAAGCCTATGTAGCCAGTGTTCTGGAAGGTTATCAGAATACTATGAAGCAATACTTTACTCTATACTAGGAGATATAAATGAGTGTCATTGAAGGTAAGGTATGGGGTAGCACTGAGCCTATACTACAGTCACCAGCAGTAGAGATACATAGAATTAATGTTAAGAAAGATGGGTATTGTTCTCAACATAAACATCAGTCTAAGATTAATATGTTCTATGTAATCTCTGGTTGGTTAGAGATACAGAGATGGAAGGACTATGGACTATGTGACAGCACACATCTCCATGCTGGAGAAACATCTATAGTACCAGCAGGTGAGATGCATAAGTTCATAGCTCATAGAAATACAGAAGCTCTTGAGATTTATTGGGCTGAATTAAATCACAATGATATTATAAGAGAAAATGTAGGAGGAGTAGGAGAATGATATTTTTAATATGTTTACTTATAACTACAGCACCAGCTTTGCTGGATGTAGCAGACGTAATACTTTATACAGGAGGGTAACATGGATTTAATTATACTATTACTAATGATATTAGGAGGTTAAGGTGTCCTTTATAATTGTACACGTACCTGTACCTAATGACATAGAGTCATACTCTTGTATGCCTGATGATACAGGAGAGGGTATAGAGTATTTTGAGACATCTCACGAAGCTTTTGAATGTCTGGAAATTATGGGATTACAATTTGATGAAGACTTTAAAGTGTTGAGGGTACATTGAAATTAATAATTAATATTATACTTATGATGTTTGCTTTCATGCCTATGGCAAAAGCAGATGAAGATGATTTTACTTGTTTGGTTGAAGCTATATACCATGAAGCTAGGTCAGAACCACTGATGGGAATGATAGCTGTAGCTAACACCATACTCAACAGAGTGTATAGTAAGAGGTATCCTAATACTATATGTAGTGTAGTACACCAAGGAAAATATTGGGAGGGACATCCAGTAAAAAATAAATGTCAGTTTTCATACTGGTGTGATGGTAAACCAGAAATGTTTAATGACATGGCATCATTAAAAAAATCTATTGGTGTTGCAGAAATGTCACTAATGGGTGTAGTAATGAGGGATACTCTTAACTCTACACACTATCATGCTACCTATGTCAAGCCTGATTGGTCTAAAGAAAGTAGGTTTGTTAGGCTAGATAAAATAGGTAAGCATATATTTTATCTTGACAAGGGTAAATAATTAGTGTATAATAGTACTTATATTAGTACTTAGATAGATAATTACTAAGGTATAATTATATGACTATAAAAGATATAGATATATTATTAAAACAAATTAATATATTAAAACAACATTTAAAAGAAAGAGATGATACAATAGTAAAACTTAGGAATGAGTTGTCTGTTGCACAACAACGTAAAGCTAATAAGAAATGGGTAGAATTAGATGACTAAAAATTTATGGCAAAGAGAAAGAAAATATTTATTTAATGATCTTGTTAGACAATACAGGGAGGAAGGGTATACACAGCGAGAGTCTAAGAAGTTAGCTAAACAAGAAATAGATGAGGTCATGGAGGATAAAGAAGCTTTTGTACATAACTTATGGAAGGAGTCATATACTGATGTCTAAATGGGAAGTCTATCTACAAAAACTAAACAGAAATATTCCTGTTGGTTTGTTTAATAACAAGAGGGAAGCAAAGGATGAGATCAAGTACCGATACGATCTCTGTAAAAACATGCAAGTAAATACTGATCCTCAGTATAAAATACGAAAGGTAAACTAATGAGTAAAGCATGGTTAAATAGGGGAGAATGTCCTGAGTGTGGCTCAAGTGATGGTAAGGTAGAGCATAGAGAAGGGCATTCATATTGCTTTGTTTGCAAGACTAGATTTGGAGAAAGTAAAACTCAAGAGCAGAGGATAGTCAAAATGTCTGAAACAAGTCCGATAATAAAGACTACTGGTTTATTGTCCGATATTCCAGATAGAAAAATATCTAGAGATACTGCCAAGAAGTATGGTACTCAGATAAAGAAAACAGATAACGTAGTTACTCACCATATCTACCAGTATTACGATAAGGATGGGAATCATGTTGCCAATAAGGTACGTGAGGTACAAGGTAAAAAGTTTTGGTCAGAAGGAAACATAGGTAGTAGCGCATTGTTTGGTCAGAACTTATTCAATCAAGGTGGAAAGTATATTACTGTATGTGAAGGTGAGATAGATGCCATGTCTGCCTATCAGATGTTGGGTAGCAAGTGGCCTGTTGTTTCCATTATGAACGGAGCAGCATCAGCTTTACAGAACTGTAAGAAATCTTTTGAGTACCTTAACAAGTTTGATACTGTAGTACTGTGCTTTGATAATGATGATCCGGGGAAAGAGTCTGCCAGAAAAGTAGCACAACTCTTTGAACCTAACAAGTGTAAGGTTGTCAACCTAGATCTCAAGGATGCTAATGATTACCTAAAGGTTGGTAAGGCAGAAGCTTTTACACAGGCATGGTGGAATGCTAAAGCCTATACACCAGCAGGTATCATAAACCTAGCTGATCTAGGTGAAAGTTTATTTGAAGAGAACTACTGTGAGACTTGTCTCTATCCTTGGTCAGGTTTAAATGATAAGACCTATGGTATAAGGACAGGAGAACTTATTACCTTTACCAGTGGTGCTGGCATGGGTAAGAGTAGTATTATTCGAGAGCTTATGCATCACATAATGATGAGTACTAATGATAGTATAGGTGTACTTGCAATGGAAGAGAACATAAAGAACACAACTTTTAATCTTATGTCTGTTGAAGCTAATGCTAGATTGTATATCAAGGAGATACGAGATAAGTTTACATCTCAGCAACTAAGAGAGTGGCGAGATGCTACAGTAGGTACTAGAAGGTTCTATGCCTTTGATCACTTTGGTTCTATATCTAACGATGACATACTAGACAGAGTTAGGTTTATGGCAAAGGCTCTGGATTGTAAGTGGATATTTCTAGATCACCTATCTATTCTGGTATCAGGACAAGAGGACAATGGTGATGAAAGAAAGTCTATTGATATTCTGATGACCAAGTTAAGATCATTGGTGGAGGAGACAGGTATAGCATTACTACTTGTATCCCATCTTAGAAGACCTACTGGAGACAAGGGACATGAGGATGGCAGAGAAGTATCTCTGTCTCACCTTAGAGGTTCAGCCAGTATAGCACATCTATCTGATAGTGTGATTGCATTGGAACGTAATCAACAGGCAGAAGATGAAAAGGAATCTAACACAACTGTAATAAGGATACTAAAGAATAGATATACTGGAGACACTGGTGTTGCCTGTAAGTTATATTATGATAGACAAACTGGCAGAATGTCTCAACTTGATAATGAATTTATGGAGAATGAAGATGCCTAGAGAAGCTATGGTTAACTGGTTAGGTGCTAAGATACCCGACTTAATTATAGAACCAGAAGATAATTATAATTTTGATATAGTAGGTACAGTAAATGGTAATGGGGCTAAGTCTTTATACACTTTAGATGTTAATCAAAGTTGGGTAGGAGAGTGGCCTAAGAATTGGAAATATATTTATATTCCTGTAAGTGTAAAACAATTAATAGATGAATGGAAAAAGATTTACAAAGATGATTTGTATACTTTTATTATTTTTAGAAAAGATTTAAAAAAGGCTTGGCATATACCAGCAGATATGGTAGAATACTCTAAAGTTGTAAATGAAACCTATAAGGTATCTATCTTAGATGCCTATCAAGTGGATATGAATGATGGTAACAGCAGTAGTTGATATTGAAACAGATACACTAGATGCAACAAAGATACATTGCATAGTAGCTAGTTCTATTTCTGGTAAACAGAAGGTGTGGATTGAAGATGAATGCCAGCAGTTCAGCGATTGGTCTAGACAGATAGATCAATTCATTATGCACAATGGTATTAGTTTTGACGCACCTATACTTAATAGACTAACAGGTTCTAATATAAAGTTATCTCAGGTAAGAGATACTTTAATTGAGTCACAATTATACAATCCCATAAGAGATGGTGGTCATTCGCTACAATCATGGGGGGAAAGACTTGGATACAGCAAGGGGGATTATAATGATTTTACTGCGTTCAATAAAGAAATGTTGGAGTATTGTCAAAGGGACACTGAGCTTACTAGGAAGGTGGCTGGTGTCCTCTCAGGAGAGGGTAGCTCGTTCTCAGATAGATCGTATAACCTCGAAAGGAAGGTACGAGCAATAGTAGATCAGCAAGAAAGAAATGGTTTTGCTTTTGATATACAGAAAGCCACAGTCTTTTTATCTCAACTTGAAGATGAACAGTATAGTCTTGAAGAAAAAGCACAGGAAATGTTTGAGCCTACTGAGGTTAAGCTTAAAACAAAAACTAAATACATACCATTTAATATTGCCAGCAGAAAACAGATAGCAGAACGTCTGATGGAAAGAGGGTGGGAACCAAAGAAGCATACAGAAAAAGGTAATGTGATTGTCTCTGAAGAGATTTTGTCTAAGCTTGATATGCCAGAAGCTCAGATGTTTAGCCGATACTTTCTACTACAGAAACGTACTGGACTACTCAAGTCTTGGATACAGGAGTGTCAAGAGGATGATCGTGTCAGAGGTAGAGTAATGACACTACGCACTGTCACTGGTAGGATGGCTCACAATAGTCCTAACATGGCACAAGTACCAGCCACCTACAGCCCCTATGGTAAGGAGTGTAGAGAGCTATGGACTGTATCTAATCCCGATACCCATGCTCTTGTAGGTACAGATGCCAGTGGCCTAGAGCTACGTTGTCTTGCTCACTATATGGAAGACCCTAAGTTCACCAGAGAGGTTCTTACAGGTGATGTTCATACAGCTAATCAGAAGATGGCTGGACTAGAGACAAGAGATCAGGCTAAGACTTTTATCTATGCATTTCTGTATGGTGCAGGGCCAGCTAAGATAGGTAGTGTGGTAGGTGCTGGAGCAAAGCAAGGTAATATTCTAATACAAAGGTTTCTAAAAAATATGCCAGCACTTAATAGATTAAGGAGTAAGGTACAGGAAGCTGCTGAGAGAGGTACAATCATAGGTCTTGATGGCAGACAACTACAAATCAGGGCTGTACACTCCAGCCTAAATACCCTCATACAGGGGGCAGGAGCTATTGTATGTAAGCAGTGGCTTGTCCATATGGATGAACGCATTCGAGCTAAAGGAATTGATGCAAAGCTAGTGGCATCTGTCCATGATGAATACCAATTTGAAGTAAGTAAAAAAGATACAACTATCTTTGGACAAATAACTAAAGATGCTATGAAAGATACTGAAGCAACACTTAATGTAAAGTGTCCATTGGATTGTGAATACAAGGTAGGAAATACATGGGCAGAAACACACTAATAATATTTTATTCTTTAATATTCTTTTTACTTTTAACTACCTTTGCTGTAGGTGCTGACAAGATAGCTAGGGTACTTGAAAAAGATGGTAGAGTTACTCTTACTAGAGAACAAAGATCTATTCAAATATCTAGGGGAGAATGGCTCTATAAAAAAGATAAGATTAGAACTGGAAAAAAATCTTCAGTTGAACTAAAACTTGTAGATGGTTCTCTTGTTAATATAGGAGAGCTAGGAGATGTTTCTCTTCTTGATCTGGTATTTGATCCTATAAAGAAAGATGGCTTTATAGATCTTAAGATAGCTACTGGAGCATTCAGAATGATTAGCGGTAACATAGCAAAACTAGGGCCAGACCTTATGAAGCTTGAATTACCAGCAGCTACTATAGGTATTAGAGGTACAAGTCTTGTAGGTAAAGCTAGTAAGTTAGGCGTAGAAAACTTTGTTATTCTAGTTCCTGATCCTAATGGTTACATTGGAGAACTGGTAGTAAAAAATACAGAAGGTATTGTAGTATTAACAAAAGCTAATGAAGGAGTTACTATGATATTTCCTGATAGAAAATTAGCTAAGAAAAAATATACAAAGAAATTTGTTCAAGAATTAATTAGACAGGTTCCTAAAATAAAGCATAGGTCATTACATGATCGACAATTTAATTCTTTATTTTGGTTAAATAATTAAGGAGATATGTCATGAGACATAACAACAGAGAGTTTGATAAATCATCTTACGATTCTAACGATCAACGTGCCAAGGATGCCATAGTAGGATATCTAAATAAAAATGGTTATGAAGATATAGTACCAAGAGAAGATTACTTCTTTGATGTAGCTGCTAAAAAAGATAAGAATTATTTCTTTGAAGTTGAGATTAAGAATCAGTGGGGAGATAGTTGGCCTGACTTCTGGAAGGAAGTTAGAATACCAGACAGAAAGAAAAGATTAATTAAAAAGTGGAGAGAAGAATATAAAGATCACGCTTTAATATTTGTTGTGTTCAATACAGATTGTTCTCAAGCTTGGTTTATAGATGGGGATACTGTAGATTCTTCACCTATAGGTACAATTCAAAATTCAAGTAGGATTGGATCACCACATTTGAAAGAACCTTTCTTTCATGTGCCAAAAGAAAAAGCAACTTTAATTAAAATAAATTAAAAAAGTGCTTGACTATACCTACAGAATATGTTATAATTACACTAACAACAATAGGAGGCTATCTTTAAATAAAATTTTATGTAACCTCTCACGTTATTATCAAATGTTATTATCTTAAAGGAGAATTTATTATGTCAGTTATTTCTGGAGATGCGTATTGGGCGCATGTTATCACACCAAACACCAAATTCAATCCTGATGGTGAATGGAGTATAGAAGTTTGTAATCTTGATGCTAAGAATAAAAAGATTGCAGAAGGTGATGGACTTACCATCAAAAATAAGGGTGATGAAAGAGGAGACTTTGTTACTCTTAAACAATATGCACGTACAAAGGATGGTCAAGCTCGTCCTATGTCAGTAAAAGATTCTGATCGCAATGCTTTCCCCACTAACAAGCGAGTAGGAAATGGTTCTAAAGTTAATGTGAGTTACTTTCCTAAAGAATATACTGTCTATGGAGGTGGCGTTAAAGGCTATCTAAATGCTGTACAAGTAGTAGACTTAGTTGAATATAATGCGGAGGAGTTTGATGTAGTTAAAGGAGGCTATGTTAATACCGATGCTGAAGAAGTGGCTTTTGCTTCTTAACCCCTAAAGGAGACTTGGAGGGGTACTTCGGTATCCCTCCTTTTTTTATGAATGAAAACAATAGATACTTTAGTAGAAGATATTTACAGTTTATTTTCTCTTGATCCTATTGACATGGATGAAAAGGAAGTTGACAAACACATAGATACTTTTGGAGAAATGCTGAAGGTTCATATCAAAGAATTTATGTATGAGAAACCTAGATCCTATGGTAATCTTAGGTTGTCACAGATAGGTAAACCTGACAGACAATTATGGTATGATGTCAACACCAAGAGAGATGCCGTACCTTTAACAGCCAGCACTCGAATTAAATTTTTATATGGATATATACTTGAAGAATTACTATTACTTTGTGCCTCAATATCAGGTCATAAAGTAGAGGACCAACAGAAGGAAGTTGAAGTTGAAGGAGTTAAAGGCCACCAAGATTCTATGATAGATGGTGTTCTTGTTGATTGCAAGAGTGCTTCTTCCTCCAGCTTTCAAAAGTTTAAGACTAACAACTTATTGGAGGAAGATCCCTTCGGTTACATTGCACAGATATCAGCTTATGCAGAAGCCAATGGTGTAGATGAAGCTGCATTTCTAGCAATAGATAAATCTACTGGAGAGATATGCCTTAGTAAAGTACATTCTATGGAGATGATCAATGCCAAGGAAAGAGTTAAACACCTTAAACAAATGGTTGAGAGAGACTCGATACCTGATAGGTGTTATAGTCCTGTACCTGATGGTAAGTCTGGTAATCTTAAGCTACCCTTTGGTTGTGTTTATTGTGGTCATAAAAGAGAGTGTTGGTCAGATGTTAATCAAGGGAAAGGTATCAGGGTCTTTCAATATGCAAAAGGTAAACGATATCTGGTGCAGGTTGGTAAAGAGCCTGATGTTCAAGAAGTAACTAATTGGTAATGCATTGGAAGTATGCCAAGAAACCTGATCTAACACAGTTTGGGTTTGTCTATTGTATTACCAATACTAAAACTGGTAAGGCTTATATAGGTTGTAAGCAGTACTACAACTATCGTAAATATAAAAAGAAAACCAAGAAGACTGAATCTAATTGGAAAACTTATATGGGTTCAAGCAAACATCTTATTGAAGATATTAATAAGATAGGTAAGAAACATTTTAAGTTTGAGATTATTGCAGAGTTTAAAAACAAAAGGAGTCTAAGATATTATGAGTGTTACTATCAAATGAAGTATAATGTTTTAGCTTCTGTATTGGAGGGAACAGATAAACCAGCCTTCTACAATAACTATGTAGGAGGTAAGTTCTATAGACCTGTTCAAGAGTATGACCACGTTTGATATTAGTACATCATTACAATCTTTATATGATTTAACAGATAAAAATTCTGATAAAAGTTTGTATCTTGCAGTTGTAATACAAGCTTTATTAGATGTATCTAAACCTAAATTAAATGGAGAAAGTAATGATATAAAGTTACAGAGAGATCAAGCTCATGCATGGTTCTTTACTTCAGTAGGAGTTACCTGCGAAGACTTTAAAACAATATGTCATTGTGCTGGACTAGAGCCAGAAAAAGTTAGATCGTTTGCTTATGAAGTTGTAAACAAAGGGGATGTGGAAAATGTTAGAAGAAAACTTAGCTCACTTATCTACTAAAGACAATCCTTTAGATACTCAAGTTGGTGGTAATCATTATAAGGGATGTGGTATTCAACCAGTAGAGTATATTCATGCAAATAATCTTGACTACCTAGAAGGAAATGTGATAAAATATATTACTCGACATCGTACCAAGGGTGAAGGTAAAAAGGATATTGAGAAAGCAATACACTATGCACAGTTAATATTGCAGATGCACTATCCAGAGGAAGGAGAACAACAAGAATTATTTAACGACTTAATAGGGGAAAGGGGTAGGCATGTTCAAATCAAATAGAAATCCACAATTCAGATCTAAATTTAGTGAAGATATATTTTATACCAAGTATTCTCATGAAGGTGCTGAGACATTTCATGAACTGGCTTGTACATTAGTTGAGGATGTATGTCAGGATAAGCTATCAAAGGATGATAAAGAAGCTCTGATAGATCATATATCTAATCTTAGATTTATTCCCGGTGGCCGTTACCTTTACTATGCAGGTAGAGATAAGAAGTTCTTTAATAACTGCTACCTACTTAAAGCAGAAGAAGATACTAGAGAGGATTGGGCTGACCTATCTTGGAAGTCTGAGTCTTGTCTTATGACAGGTGGTGGTATTGGTATAGATTATTCTGTCTATAGACCTGAAGGACAAACCCTCAAGGGTACTGGTGGTATATCCAGTGGCCCTATACCTAAGATGCAGATGATTAACTCTATAGGACAGAAGGTTATGCAAGGTGGTAGTCGTAGGTCTGCTATCTATGCTTCTCTTAATTGGCAACACGATGATGTAGATAAGTTTCTTAAAGCTAAGAACTGGTTTGATATGCCTGTTGGTAATACAGGTAAAACTCTGTTTGATATTAAGCAGGATGATTTTAATTTCCCTGCACCACTAGATATGACAAACATATCTGTAAACTATGATACCGAATGGTTGTTAAACTATTGGGAGAAAGGAGAGATAGGAGATGTCTTTAGGACTAATGTACATCAAGCTCTTAGAACTGCTGAACCGGGGTTCTCGTTTAACTTCTTCGAGAAAGAAAACGAAACACTCAGGAATGCCTGTACTGAAGTCACCAGTGAGGATGACTCTGACGTATGTAATCTTGGTAGTCTTAACTTTGCTCGTATTGATGACCTTAACCAGTTGCAGGAAGTTGTCCAACTTGCCACACAATTTCTACTGTGTGGAACCCTTAGAGCAACTCTCCCCTACGAAAAGGTGTATCAAGTTCGAGATAGAAATAGACGTTTAGGTTTAGGTTTGATGGGGCTACATGAGTGGTTAATACAACGTGGTCATAGGTATGAGACTACATCAGAACTTCATAGGTGGTTTAAAGTATATGAAGCTGAGAGTGATAAGGTAGCTCGTAGCTTTGCTAATCAACTAAACATATCTGTACCTGTTGCTGTTAGGGCTGTAGCACCTACAGGGACGATAGGTATTCTTGCTGGTACATCAACTGGTGTTGAACCTATCTTTGCTGTAGCCTATTAACGTAGGTATCTCAAGAACAAGAGGTGGCACTACCAGTATGTTGTTGATAGTGCTGCTCAAGAAATGATAGAACTATATGGTGTTAATCCTGAAAGCATTGACTCTGCTCTTGATCTAGCTACTGACTATGAGAGAAGATTAAACTTTCAAGCCAACGTACAAGAGTATGTAGATATGTCTATCTCCAGTACAATAAACCTACCATCATGGGGTACTGAAGATAACAACGAAGATAAAGTAGAAGACTTTGCTCAGACTCTGGCTAAGTATGCTCATAGACTAAGAGGATTTACCTGCTATCCAG